AGGTTTTCATGCTTCAAATATAATAAAAAAGCCCCACTAATGTGAGGCTCTTTAACCAAATAATTAAATCAAATGAAACAAAAACTACTCGTGCAAATATACTTTTATTTTTAAACTAAAAAACTTTTCCTTCAATAATTGATTTTAAAGAAAAGTGAACAAGTCTTAAAGCCATTCTTTTTATATCGGCTACCATTTCTCTATCTTCATCTGATAACATAACTGTATCAATAGTATCAACCATTTGATAAGCATAAGTTGATGAAGATATTATCTCTGAATGGGTCTCACCTTCTTCATATACTACTTCTTCTAATTCTGTTGAAGTTTCCATAAATATCCTCGTCTGTATAATTTGGTTCAATCAAAGGTATCTCAATAATGTTTATTTCTTCAACTATCATTTTTATATTATTGTTAAGTATGAAATAGTTGTGATTCTTCTTTTCGCCTATTAACTAAGCCTTGTAAGACCTTACCGCCACCTGTGGTATAGTGTGTTTCCCACCATTGTTTAAGGTCTTTAGATTTAGAATTAACAAGGTTAAATAATGTTTCAGACTTACCGCAATTCCAAACGAATGAAACTAAGGAATCAAATTGATATTGCGTTAAATCTATCTTTATATTTTTATTTACGATAGCCTCAAATTGTGGCAATAAATCCATAAGTAAGTCTTCCGCTTGTTGCTGTGTTATCTTATCGCCTAACTTGACTTTTGTGCCATCTTTATAGTAGGTGTTACCATAAGATATAGTTGGGATTCCAGCAGGGCATAAATATGCCTCAAGTTTACAGCCCTCATATTTTTTGATTAATGCAATCCCTTTAATTCCCGTTTTCATTGCTAAATAAATTTGTTAGTTCATCTATAACCGCACCACCTACTAAGATCCAAAATGCCACCTTTTCATTGCCATTAACATAAGCAGAAACCGAAATACTACCTAATACTGATTTAATAGCTAATAGCCATTTCTTAACATTCTTAGGTGTTGGCTCAAAGTAATTTCTAATTGATATTTTTTTCATCTCAATTCCTTAAATGTTTGCTCAAATCCAAATGACTTAATAAAAAAATAAGTTACGATTACTGACATCATTGTTGAGATAAAGCTATGTAGTATTTCATCATAAGAATAACTGAAACACACACAAGCTAAGGCATCAAAAATGAACTCTATTATCTTGATTCGATGTCCACCATCATTAGGGAATGTATTATCCCAATATCCTTGCTTATTTCGTGTGAATCTTGCATAAGACCACCACTCACTATAACCATGTTTCTCAAATAATGAATCGAATAAAATTATACATTCAAACAAGGCTCTGCAATACCCTGCAATCAATGCAAATAAAATACCCAATATCATATAATCAAATTGTATCATTTTTTTAAACCCTTTTCAAAATCATCTATTGACTTATCGGTTATCATTTTTAAAATCCAATTAAAAAAACGATATATCCAATAGATAATCGTACATATTGAGGCAATCGAAGCGAATAAAAAGTTATGTTTCTCAAGCAAGGCTACGAAACCAAGAAGTGAAACTAATATATCTAAAAATCTATGAGGCATATATGTAATGAGGTTTATATTTTTGGTTGTGGAATATCTATTGAATCGTAATCAACTAATTTACTTTCATCAACTAAACTTAAAACTTCTTGATTGACAATAAAAAAAAAATCTCCTTTTGTATTAATCAATGGCGAACAATAACTATCATTACCATTGCCATCGGGTAGTCCTAATAATTCATTTGCTTTTTTAAGCAATGTTTCAAATCCTTTTTTAGTTGTTTTTAAATATTTAGAAGGCATTGTTATTCATTATTTTTAAAAGGTTATAAATAGCAGTTCTAATAGTTGCATCCGTTGTCATATTTAACATAAAAAATGATGTTAAACTTGCATTACTTGCTGCGCCCACATCGGGTCTTGAAAACATTGATACACCTGTTGTTGTACTTGGTGTTATTGCACCACTTGTTACTGCTGTCCCATTGTTATATTGAATAGATTGAGTACTTGCACCAACAAAGGCTGTAATTAGTTTTAATGTATTTATACTTCCTGTCGCTACATCTGTACCTACTACACCTGTGTTTAAATATGTTCTTGCGTTTTCGCCACTTAATTTCACAATTGCATTTCTACCAGATGTTGTGCCATCATCAATCACATAACTGAACCCACTACTATAAGCGTTAAACGCTGTAAATAATGTTCTATTAGATATTGCACTAAATGTTGAACTTAATAATGGGACTTGACTAATTGTCGCAGATGATTGCACTATTGTTCTATTAACTAAAACACTTTTATATCCTGTTGTAGTTGTTCCTGTATTAATTGCCCAAGTTGCACCGCCACCTGTCCATGATGTTTGACTTGAACTTGCTAAATAATTTGAAGCATCAAAAGTAATTGTGCTTGAAGTTGTTGAATTATTTAAAATTACTGAATAAATTTTACAAACATTTGCTGTGCTATTTGCACTTCCACCTATAGTAAGAGTTCCAGTTGTCCCAAATGTCGGGAGTGTTATTCCACTATCTAAAGTAGTATAACTAATCCCATCTGCACTCCATTGATAAGTAATATTAGCAGTTGTAATAGTTACTTTAACCCAATGAGGTGCTGTTGTACTTGGTGTATAAGATGTACTTGCTGCTGCTGCGGTTGTGGCATTTATTCTTATCTTCTTTGCAGTTCCATTATTTTGAATTTGCAACCCAAATAAAGTATTTTGAACTACAATATTATCCCAACTTGCTGTCGTTTGATTATTAGTCAATATTTTAGCAGTAATTATTAAAGTATCAGTTAGTGGAGTATATGTTAATGCTGTTCCGCTTGTAACTGAATTATTTGCAACACATGGGTTAAAATAATAATTGCCATCTGTACTATTCCACGCTAATAATAAAGGTTGATTTGCTACTGTATTTTGAACAACATCATAACCACTGCCACCTATTGAGTATAATTTTTGTGTTGCTTGTCCTAATGTAATACCGCTTCCTGTTCCTAATTTATACCCCAAATATTCAGGGTCATAACAAGTTGCCGATGCTGTTAAGTAACCACTACCTATTGCTAATTGTAATTGGTTAAAAACAAAATTAACTCCGCTTAATCCTTGTGGAAGAACTCCACCATCTGCAATTACTCTATTGTAGTGGCTTTGGGCATCGGGATTAATACTACCAAAGAATCGAGGGTTACTTGCACCAATATAATTTCCAAACATATTAGAAATATTTGATTATAGAACCACTTGCTAATTTTACTCGAGTAATTTTATAACCAGGATCAGTTGGTAAGTACATACCTTGTTTGATTGTAACTCCCGAAAGTCTTTTAGTTGTTAATACATCGATATCGTTAACGTAAAATTCTGTAAATACACAATCTGCATTCACTACTATTGATTCAACTTGTAACCCTGTGTAACTTGCGGTATCAGATATTATTTTGAAACCTCCTTGTCCGCTTATTTTCTCTAATGCTGTTGCCATATTATTATATATAAATTGTTGTTTAAATTGTTGGTATCTGACATCTATCGTTCAATTCCATTAAATCAAGTGCTATGTCTAACTTCCATCCATCCACTATATCGGGAAAGCCCTCACGAACTTGTCCAAAGTTTACATCATACTTCACGTTGAAATAATCTTGATAAGTTGGATTATTGAATGCTGCGATTAAGTCACGACCTATACTTAAAGTGTCACTTAAAACATCTATCTCATTACTATTGTCTACTCTTTGAATGTCTAAAATATATAATGATAAATTCAAAGTAAACATTCTTTCACTCATTTGGCTATCATTTACATCGCACCAAACTAATGGATATTGTTCCTGCTCACTTGCACTTATCTCACTTATTTGCCCAAAAATAAAACTATTTATTTGAGCGTGATTGCTGCAAATTGTTTTTAGTATGTTTAGGACTTGGTTTAGTGTTATGAACTTCATTTTGTTGCTTTATAAATGCTTGTAATTTCTCGATGTTTGTCTTATTTATTCCTTTGTTCATTAGCAGAATGTGCAACCTCTGCCAGTTACACTTGGACTTGTTTCTAAATCAGTAAAATTATATTGACCTTTGCAACAACTATTGTCATCTAATAGCATTCCACTTGTATAATTAGATTGCTTTGCGTAAATAGTTGCTAAGTCTGCATTTGGTTGGGTTAAAAATAAAGGATAGGTAGTTTGATTTGCGTATAAATATTTGGTTAATCTTTCTGCATACCATTCAGCTTTATTCTTTGCCCTATCCATCACCATTGTTAGTTCATCAATGCTTGCAGGCTGCATATTATCTGCATTCTGTACCCCTACTGCCTTATTGAAATACTTGTAATTAATATTTAAAGGTAACTCATAACGTACATACCAAATCATTGCAGGTGTTATATAAGTATCAAGTAATAATTTGTATGAATTACTTAATGTTCCTGCTATAATTTTACTTACAAAATCATTGTATAATGCTGTGCCTAAAATTGGAAGTATATAAAATGATTGAACATCAATTATCGTTGGTGTTACTACCTTCATATCGACATTATCTTGCAAGATTGATTCTTGCTTTAATGTCGCTTCACTTAAAAATATCGCCTTTGCCATTATTTTATTTTTTTTACTAATTCTTGGACAAAGATATGCCTACAAAAAGGTAAGTTTACATCTTGTTTCGGGTCGTGATACCATCCACCTCTTCTACGAAAAGCATCGTAATTAGGTATTCCATATATCGCCCCTAATTCTTGGCCAATTTTATCAATGTCATCCTTTGAAAAATAACGAGGATTTGCCATCATTGCTTCACAGAAAGGTCTACTTGACCCACCTTTATTTAATGGTGGCACTCCTGGTCTTAAAACGTATCTATAACGGATATAAAGTTCTTCAAAACTTGGTACAACTTTATTTGTTCCTGACCTTGTTAAACTTATCTTGCCTTGACTATCCAAATCAATCAATCCCTCATCGCCTAATGCTGTCAAACTTTCAATGATTGAGGTCTTATCTGTCTTTAAAATCTTAACTAAATCTTCAATCGTGATATTAGGTGTTTTCTGAATCAAATCTAAAACTCCATTATCTTGTTTGCTCAATGCGAATTGCTGCGAACTAAACATAAATTTCTTATGCTTAATGCTTACGAAATTCTCAATAGGCTCTCCATATTTTGAAAAGATACTAAAATCTAAATCATCATCGGCTATTTCATCGTGTGAACACTTTGAGAATTGCGCTGTTGTATCTGTTGGAAGAACTGCATCAGGTGCTAATGGTGGCTTGTTTACTATACCTCTAATCTCATCTTGACTTAATGAAGCTAATACCTTATTCGCAACCAATGGACTTAATGAGTTTAAAGCATCGCTAATAGTTGAGTTAACATTAGTTTGAATGTCTAATGGTTTGCGACCTATAATCTCTCTCATTTCATCCTTTGTCAAAATAGTCATTAAAGTTTGCTCGCTAAAACTTGGCATGATTGGCTCTAATGCTTTTATTTTTAGCTTTCCCTTTACTGGTGCAAATAGGTTATATATTTCTTCTTGTATTCTTTGTTTTGGATTAATATAAGTATTAGCAAATAGATTGTAAGCATCAACCATTTCGTTTCGACCACCTAATTGTCCCTCTACTCTTACACCAAATAACATTGGTGATGTAATCTTATGTCCTACAAATATCTCTTGTTGAATCGTGTTATTTAATGCTTCGTATTTTTTATCGAAATCTCCTGCTGCAAGGTCTAATATTTCGGGTACTCTTTGCGGATCATCTACGAAATCAATTACTATACTACCTGCATTGTCTGTTGGTGTGAACTTAGCTTTTAATTTGCGTTCAGTTGACTTCATTTCTTCATCTGATGGTACACCATTCTTGAAGACAATCATTTTAGAACCCTTGAAACTATTTTGAATTTCGGCTCTATGAAAATTTGCTATTTCAGCATCAGTAATAATTGCAGGAATTGCACCAATGTATTCTGGTAGTGTATAAGTATTGATGTTAGGTCGATACGACTTGTAATAGTATATGCTTTCACTTGGTAACTTTTTTAAACTTGGGTCGAATGGTGGTAAGGTCTTATATTCATCTTCTTTGATGTTTGTATTTTCGCCACCTTCGCTATTTAACCATTTATCGCTTATATAAAATTCGCTGTTATCTTCTGTGCTTCTTACATCGCAATAATTAACGTGATAAATTTCTGAAATTCCACCTTTTTTGTCGCTAACTATTTTAAGATAACAACCTCCAAATATCTCATTATCTAAGTCGGTCTTATTTAATAAGTCTTTTAATGTTTCGTATGGATTTGGATTTTCTATAAATGATTTTAGTGCGACTATTTCTTCGCCTTGCATTCCTAATTCATCAAACATCCAACCTTGACCAGTTATGTATTGCTGCTTGCTTGTTAATATTGCGTTATGCTTTGCGCTTCGGTTGAATAAAGTTAGTAAAAAATTAGGGTAGTTATTGTTCTCTCCATACTTAACATACTTTAATCTTTGCGAAGACTTAGGCTCAACAAATGCAGGCACTTTGTCATTCGTAAATTTAAGCACCATTACACTTGGATTATATTCTTTTTTATCTGTCATTTATTGTGGTGTGTAAACGTAAGTAGTTGAATCGGCTGGATTATATTCTGTATTGTTTTGGGCAGTTGGTTTAAGCCATAATAAGCCTGTTTCTAATTGCCCTAATAAGTAATTTAAAGCATCTTCTGCTTTAGTTAATGAGTTATATTGAGCCAATGTTAAGGTTGTTTCCATTATAACATAAGTATAAAACCCACTATAAGGCAAATATATATGATTATCTAATCCTTTTGCAGTATTATCTGAATCAAAAAGCATATCAAATTCATTATATCTTTCAGGATATGCGCTTAAATCATTACTTATTACGCTATACGCAATATCATTAGTAACTTGATTTGTACATTCAATCAAATAATAATTACTACTACCTACTTTATTTTCAGTTAAAGTAAGTATTACATTGTATTCTCCGTATTCTACTCTTATCACTATCTATATATATAAGTGTTTAAAAATTTTGCTAAAAAAAAACCACCTCATAAATGAAGTGGTTTTAAGTTTCTAAAAAAAATAAGTAATTAAGATTGTAATGCTGCGATAATACTTGAACTAACTTCGTTCGCTAATGCCTTTTCCATTCCTGTAAAGGTCAAGATATAACCATTAAACTCATTCATTGCTGCTCCACTTGCTGCACTACCTGCGGTTACTTCAACACCATTCTCTTTTCCAAATAAAAAGTATTGACCCGATTTTGTTTCTACAATAACTGAACATCTGTTAGCAATCAAAGTTTGTAATTGAAATTGAGTTACATAAGCCAACTTTGTAAAGTTAGTATTTATGGTCTGCTCATAAGCAACTGTTCCCAATGCTGCATCAGCCATAATGTTTTGACTGAAATCGTTTTTAGCTCTTGGTAACAAAGCATATTTATAAAACTTTGTTCCACCTGCTTTTGTGATTGCTGTTACAAATCCACTTGCATTCTCTGTTACTGCGGTAACATTTGCAAGTTCTGTAATGTAAATATTTTTGATACCACCAACTGCATCTTTGCAGTCTAAGGCGTATGAACTAACTATTGCACATGGCATATTTTGTTTTCTCCTTTTAAGTTTAAAAAGGGGGCTATTAACCCCCTTAAATTATACGATGAATTTTACTATCTCTGTTGGTTGTGAAATTTGAGTTCCTAACTTAAACTTCATTCTCATATATACTGAATCGTAATCTTTCGAATACCAAGTACTCATTTCATCATCACCTTCTAAGTCTACACCCATGAACATATTAGTTGTTCTTAATGCGTATGCTTTATTAGTTCCATTTAATCCTGGTACAGGTACAATCTTTACGTTTGTTCCCATTAAGTAATACTCGCCTGTTGCATCTGTGTTAATGTAGTTATTTACATTGAATGCTGCATTTGAATTAACTAATGCACTTTGATACAATCTTGACCAGTCTTGACCTATGAATATTCTTAAATCTTCTTTGTCTAAAATTGCAGCAGGAATAGCTTGATATGTAGCTTGTAATACTGATATAATGTTTGATACTGTTACTGCTGTTACAGGTGTGATATATGCACTTGCATTTGCACTTATAACTCCACTTGCTGCACCAATGATTTGAATCAAACCATCAAATTTAGATGTGTAGTCACTTGAACCACCACCCGATACTGACTGCCATAATGCAATCTCAATTTTCTCACCTTGTGAACCCATGATGTAGTTCATAAATGCTTCGTCAATTCCACCCGGTAATGATTCATATTGTGAACCTGGTGATAATAAAAGCTGTGTGTACTTAGCCTCAAGCGTAGCTATACACCATGACTTTTCAATTTTAATAGGAGCAACTGTCAAATTTCTTGCTGAAATTGTTGTGTCACCTGATGCTGATAAAAGCCCACAAGTTCCACCTGCACCCCAATAGAAATCATCTGATAATGAAGGTACTTGAATTGCTGATTTTACACCTGTCAATTTCTGCATATAAGTTGCAGTTTTTGGTGTGAAGAAAGACTTAACAATAAGCATCTGCTCATTGGTCTTTGTGTAATTGGTTAATCCCGTTACGTTAAATGCCATAATTTTTTTTTATTTATTTATTTTGTGATTTTTTAAATTCTATGAATAAGTCAACTGCAGATTTTGCAGGCTTGTCTTTTTTAAATAATAAGTTCTTTGGTGCAGGTGTGCTAACACTTGGCTCGGTTGCAATCTCTCCAACTAATTCAACTACTTTGCTAAACTTGCTTTCAACATCCACCTTAGAATCTGCAATTACTTTGCTTAATTCTGCAAATGAATTTTCTAATGCTTCAACTCTGCCAATTACACCACTAAATTGCTCGATGTGCTTAGTGAAGATTTGCTCAAATTCGCTTGACATTTCCAAAGGACCTTGATCTTCGCTTGGTTTTTCGATTGCAGTTACCAAACCTCCAACTGTGTAAACCTCTGTTCCATCTTCTAAGGTATGAGTTGCATCGGGTGCAGGTGTCATATTGCCTGATTCATCAACCACCATAATCGCTGCGCCTTCTTTCAATTCGCCTTCCCATGAGATAATAGTTCCATCAGCTAATTTAGCTTGTTGCGCTGCCATTTCTTTACTGAATAACATTGTTAATTTTGTTAATGCTTCTTTCGGTGTCATGTTCTTTTTATTATTAAATATTAATTTGTTTTTACGTTGCTTTTTTAGTCTTCAATTTGCTTAATGATGTCAATAGCTTGCTCAATAATAGATAGGGGCTTAGCATCAATCTTAGTAGTCTTAAATACACCTTCAACACTAAAACCTTTGAACTCCCCTGTCTTTATAAAGTCATTCCATATTTCTTCATTGTCTACTTTGTAACTTCCAAACCATGAACCATCAGTTAGCTTCAATCCATCGGGTGCGTTTATCCCTCGCTTACTATCTATAATAAATGATTCAATCATATACACGCCCTCAATCATTTTGTTTGGGTCGTGCATTTCATTTACCGATTTCGTATTATTATTTTTAAAGAACTTATTTCTGATATTATATATGTCTTCGGCTGTGAATAATCCATAGTATTCGCCTTGTTCATCTTTGCGATAGATTGGCAAATTTGAGACCATTAGAGGCCCCGAGACTATCCTTTTTTCTTTGTTAGATGAAAACTTGCTTATCTTTTGGTCA